TTTTTTCAAAGGCATCGATGATAATAATATTTTTAAGCCTTCGGCCACTCCAGACAATTATGTCAGTTCAGTAACCACAAGAATTAATTTTTCAACATCGGTGGTGGTGGATAAAACACTCAATACATTACATAATAATTTTTTGTTTTCAACAATTTCAAATAGAAATGAACAAAAAATATATTCCATAGCTGGTTGTAGTTCCACTGCAGCGGCTGCTTTATCAAATATTAGTAGGTTTGAAACGTCAACAGAAACAATTAATAATAATTTAACAACAACAGCATATAGTGTTGCTGCAACTTCATCGTCTTCAAACGATAATTATGGTTGGATTTATGGTGGTTGGAATAATGAACGAGCTAGTGGTTTGTGGTATAATACAACGTCAATGCTTGCCGATTATTATGGTGTTTCATTTACTTCAAGAATAGATTATTCTTCAGAGACAAATCAACTGTTGACTAGAGGAAATTTACTAGCCGAACAATACTATATGGTTTCTGGAGGAAATGAAAATTATGGTTTTACTGGTGGAGGTATGAGTCGTGCTCAAAAACTGACTACCCCGCCGGCCGGTTGGACCTATCATTCACGACTAAATTTCCAGAGAATAACATATGCTTCAGATACAAATGCATTTTTAAACATACCAACTACTACAATTTATGGCGGTTTTTCTCAAGCATTTATGGATCAAAGTAGTGATAAAATGTATTTTAAACATCACAGTTCTTCAGCAAGCGGGGTACCTGTCACTTCTGGCATACTTGATGATCCATCGTCTTATAATTATGCAGTGGAATCAAACACAAATCTATATAGACTTGATTTTTCCAATTCAACATTGAGTGATTCCACATACAATGAGTTGGTAAATAATAGGCTTGGCGCATCCACAGAAGGTTATTTTTAAATGAACTTAACTAAAGTAATAAAAGATTCAATATCTTCCAATACAATTGCTAGTATAGAAAAAGATTCAGCTGATAGTAGTGGAAAACTAGTTTCACTAACAATATCTCACATTTTTATTACTGATAATGCTTGGGCAAATACAGCGAATGTTGGTTATTCAAAAACAGAAACGAATTACATTAAATTGATGGGTAAAGGATTTCATCCTAATGGAAATGTATATTTAACAGTTAGTGACTCTGTTCCATTTTTCCATAACACTATACGTTGTAATTCATATTATGTCAATTACACTGAAATGAGAGTTTCTTTTCCTGGAAGTAATCCAGGAGTAAATTACTCATTATATTTACAGAATCCAGACGGTCAAATGTCATTAAAAGATGGCGTAATAAACTTCGTTGATACTCCTAACCCATAATATTAATATGGTATAAATACTCCATTATAGGAGAATTTATGGCCAGACCCACAACAAGAGCACAATTTAAAGACTATTGTATGCGCCGTCTTGGTTGGCCAGTCATTCAGATTAACGTGGATGATGACCAAATAGAAGATAGGATTGATGATGCGCTTCAATTTTTCTATGACTATCATTTTGATGGCATGGAAAAAATATACATGAAGCACAAAATAACACAACAAGATATTGACCGCAGATGGATTTATTGTCCAGATGCCGTCATATCGGTTACTGGTGTTATGCCATTTGACGATTCGAATTCTTCAGTCAATATGTTTGATCTAAGATATCAACTGAGGCTGCACGATTTGTATGATTTTACATCAGTTTCTTATGTTTCATATGAAATTACGATGCAACACATAAGAACACTCAACCTTTTATTCTCTGGCACTCCACAATGTAGGTTTAATCGTCATTTGAATAAATTATATTTGGATATTGATTGGTCTAGAGATGTTTCCGTTGGTAAGTATGTTCTTATTGAATGTTACCGAAAGCTTGATCCAGATACAATCACATTAACGGGTAGTTTATCTGGAACAACATCATCAAACACTTTAACTGGAACATCAACAACGTTTGACCAAGAAATCATAGAAGGTGATATTCTGACATTATCTGATGGTCAAGAAATACAAGTTAACAGAATTAATTCTCCAACGGAAATAGAAATAGTTGGTGAACTTTCTGGAGATATTAGTGGTGTGACTATGACCAAAGTTGGTGTTTCCGATGTTTGGGATGATAGATTCTTAAAACAATACACAACGGCCAAAATTAAATATCAATGGGGTTCAAACCTTTCTAAGTTTGCTGGTATACAAATGCCAGGTGGTGTTACACTTGACGGCCCTAGAATAATGGAAGATGCACAACGAGAAATTGATAAGATTGAAGAAGAGATGCAATCTTATAATGTATTACCTAACGATTTTATAATGGGTTAAAAAGTGGCCACTAATTTTTATTTTCAACCTTTTCCTCAGGATCAAATAACACAAGAGCAACTTCTTGTTGAGGATTTGGTCATTGAAGCTATTGGAATTTATGGAATGGATGTTTATTATTTACCTAGAACATCCAGAAATGCAGACGGTGAAGACCAATTATTTGGTGAAGATACGTTGAAACAATTTGTGTCTGCACATCCATTGGAAATTTATTTAGAGAATGTGACAGGTATGGATGGAGAAGGCGACTTTGTTTCTAAATTTGGACTTGAAATACGAGACGAGTTGTCAGTTTTAGTTTCTCGCCGAAAATTTAAATATTCTGTTGGTGCAACAAATTATAACAGGCCAAGAATAGGTGATATTGTTGCAACAGAAAACAATGCACCAACAAGGCCTAGAGAAGGTGATTTAATTTACGTACCACTCGTTCAAAACTTTTTTGAAATATCTTTTGTTGAACATGAAAATGACCAAGCAATGTATTACACATTAGGACGTGGTCGTGGTGGTAATGTATACGTATATGCGTTAAAGTTGAAACAATTTGTATTTTCGGACGAAATCATTGAAACTGGTAAACAAGAAATCGACGACCAAGCATTTGACCTTTACAGAAAAACTAGACTATCAGTTCCTTTAAGTGGTGATGGTAGGTTTATTCCTGGCGAAATAATTTATCAAGGCGCCAGTTTAGATACAGCTACTGCACAAGCTATAGTTCATACTTGGGATCCAGCTAGACACGTTGATGTTATACGTGTTCAAGGCACTTTCCAATCTGGTACAATATTAAAAGGTGAAACAAGTGGCGCAGAATGGTCAATGGATGAACCAGCAAATAACTTAATTACAACAGATAATATTTTTGAAGATATGGCAGATAATCAAATACTTGAAACTGAAGGTAGTTCTATAATTGACTTTAGTGAAAATAATCCGTTTGGAGAGGCATAATGTTAGGTAAAAATCATTTTTATCATAGAACTATAAGAAAAGTAGTTGTTGCTTTTGGAACAATATTCAATGACATACAATTGGTTCGATACACAAAAGATTTATCGGAAGAAAAAGAAAGAATTCGTGTTCCACTTTCATATGGACCAAAAGAAAAATATTTAACTAGATTAACATCAGACCCAGATTTAACAAAATCTGTCAGTGTTATAGTGCCAAGAATTTCATTTGAAATGACGGGTTTAAGTTATGATAGTTCCAGAAAACAAATTAGTTTTACTAGAAATTTTTCTGCAAACAATTCAATAAAATTGAACAGTCAATTTGTTCCTATACCTTATAATTTTGATTTTTCTTTATCAATTTATACAAGAAATACTGAAGACGGCACTCAAATATTGGAACAAATTTTACCATTTTTTACACCAGATTTTAACGTTACTGTAAATTTTATTCCAACTATGAGTCAAAAATATGATTTACCAATCATATTAAACTCAGTAAATACTACCACCGATTATGAAGGTGATATGATGTCCACCCGTTTAATTACTTGGGATTTAGAATTTACAGCAAAAGGATATATTTGGCCACTGGTTGAAAGTTCAAGTTATATTAGACAGTCAAATACAAACTTATACATAACAGATAATACAGTTACACCAAACGATGTGACTACAGCAAATACACAGATAGTAACCGAAAGTAAGATAACACCAAACCCAATAGATGCGCTTCCAGATGATGAATTTGGATTCTCTGAAGAATTTATAAATCAAAATGAACCTGAAGCTATCATAATGTTAACAGAAGATGGTTACGAATTGTTAACAGAAGATTCAAATTACACATTAACTTTAGAGAGTTAAAGGCAAAAAACAAATGGCAACTACTAAAAAAATATCAGAATTATTACCGGTAACACCAGGTGCAGATTTAACACAAATAATAATACCGGTTGTTGACCAGACAACCGGAACAACAGGACGGGTTTCATTGCAAGACTTTAATGATTCAATTGAAGC